AGTTTCGCCTTGGCCGCGGTCAGCAGCTGCGACCACTTGTAAGCGCCCGGATCCCAGTGGCTGTTCTCCGGAATCTCGACGTGGCCGTACCAGCCCGCGACCTTGCCCCACTTGCCCGCGTGGCGACGCGAGAACGACTCGACCGCCCACGGGGGAGGAGGCATCGCATCAGGGAACGGCCGAAATAATGGGATCTCGCACTCGGTGTGGAGCTCGGCGAGCAGCGAGGCGAGCGCATCGGTGACAGCCGCGTCGAGCTGCCAGGGAGTCTGCTTCGAGAACGCGGCGACCTCGATCTGCGCCACCGCGATCTTGTTCGTCTCCGTGCCGCCAGGATGGTTCTCGAGGGCGGAGGCCCAGTGGCCGAGCCAGACGAACTGGACGATCCGAACCTTGCCCGTCTTGTCGCGGCCGACCAGGAAATGCGGCGCGTACTTGGTCTTGAACTCGTTGTAGGCAGACTCGAACGCGCCCTCTGTCGTGTGCAGGACGCCGACGCGTGGAGCCTTCAGGTTGACGGGGCCGGTCGCCGGACAGTTGGCCTGCTCGACGTGATAGTGGCCCGCAAAGTCGAGTGCTGCCTTCACGGCGCAGCCGACAATGCGAGACCGATCGCCGTACAGAACAGGCCGTCGCTGATCAGCGGCGTATGCAGGTCGACGCCGAAGACGGCGCAGCCGAAGAAGAACGCCGCGGCGACGTAGGAGAGGAACGGCAGGATGCTGGGAACCTTCACGGTGACGCCTCCTTTTTCAGTACCTTCAACTCGCGCTGCAACCGCGACCACGCCCACGCCTCGACCTCCTCATAGGAGAGTGGGTGCGCGTTCTGGCACGCCTCGAGATAGTCCGCCCACGCCAGCCGCTCCACCTTCCCGCAGGCAGCCAGCAGGCGCTCTGTGACGGTGGACACCGTCACTCGATTTCAAGAGGCGAGAGTTTCATTGCCTCTTGTTCTTCGGCTAGCGACTAGCTAGTAGGGACTAGACCGGTGAGACACCCCAACGGACAGACCACGGCGCCCCATCATTCGCACCGCTCAGCTCGATCTTCTGGATCCAGAGGTCCTCCTGGATACGCGCACCGCCCCCAGGTGGGGTACGCAGAACCCGGATCTTGTCGCCGAGCTCGCGCCTGAACACGGCGAGCGCCACGTCCGCGTTCAGGGTGTTGAGCGTGATGCTCGTGATCCGTGTCATCGGCTCCTTGTATTTGGCGAGCATCGCCGTGGCTATCGCGGCGGTGTCCGTGTCGGTGGTGACCGGCACATCCGTGAGTGACGCGGGCCTGCCGAAGTAGCGTGAGACCGAGGTAGCGTCGGTGGCGGTCTGCGTTTCGCCCAGGTCGCCCGCCGACTTTCGTCCCTGCTCGCGCGTCACGTTCCATTCGTTGGCGAGGAACGAGTCTGAGTCGTCGAGGGTCAGGTCGAGGTAGGGAAGCTCTGTGCCGCCGGCGTCACCGAAGGTCTCTTGGACGGTGTTGTAGGGGGAGCTGCTTCGGCTCGCCGCGTCGAGGAACGTCCACTCTCCGCTCGCCCCGACGAACAGCATCGCGTCCACGTTGTCCGCGGCGACAGCCTTGCGAAGCTCGTCGAGCGGAGATTGGCCGACGAAATAGGTCTCGGTCACGTAGCGCGACCCGGTGTAGAGACTCCGGGGAGCATGAACTGAGGTGGAGAGGTCGAGGATGTCTCCGATCCGTTCTCCCGGCTTGGCAGAGGCCAAGCCTCCCGAGATACCCGCTGTGTAGTGGGCTGCGACCCTGCTGGCCCCGATGAACCGCGTATAGGTCGCGAGAGCGCAGTAACGCATCTGCATGTTCGCGGCCGCGTCCCCGACGTGCATGTCACCATTCGTGGCGCTGAAACTCGAGACGTGAATCGTTGACGCCCAGGCGGTCGACGCTTCCTGAGCGCCGTTAATGTAGAGGCGAACTAGCCCGCCGACGCTGTCGGCCGCACCGACGATGTGATACCACGTTTGCGGCTGAAGAGCGGTCGTGCTGGTTACCAGAATGGCTGTTCCAGCGGCATTGCGAACGTAGAAGCGGATCGTGCCGGTCGTAGTGATCTCGAATCCCCATTCGCGGCTGCCGACAGCAGTCTCTGGGCCGGTCAGAACTTGCCGGGTCGCTGACGCGGCCGCTTGCGCGTAGAACCAGAACTCGATCGTGGCGTCGGTGCAGCCGCCGAACTCTCCCGCCTCGCCAGCATTGAGCATACTCGTGGTGAGAATGGCGCCTGTGCCGCCCGTGCTGAGACCTGCGTACTGGTATGGATCGGGTCGGTCTCCAACGATCGGGCCGTCGCCGACACCGGAGAACATGCTCGCGTTCCCTGTGAGCGTGAGGTTAGCCATCTACCAGGGAATGAAGGGTCCGCCGGGGTAGCGCGGCGGATGATCGGATACCGGGGACGGGTCCGGAATCGTGAGCGGGGGACTGTCCTGAACGCTCGTCTGCTGGACCGTGTTCGGGTCGTCTTTCATCGCCCAGTAGCCGCTCGGCTGGTCAAAGAGGACGAGGTCGGCGTAGCTCCCGCGAGGCGGGTTGGTCGTAGGCAGATTGTCGAGGGCGACGATCTTGAACTCGTCCACAAGCGTGACGGTGCATTCGGCGTCTGACCAGCCACCGCCCGGCCACTGGTTCCCGTAGCTCTCAGCGTACCCCTTGAACAGGTCCTGTACTTCGCCGCTGAATTCCTCGAACAACCACCAGCGGTTGAGCGGCCGAATGGTCGTGTGGAGGACAGGGTCGAATGTGCGGTCGCGGTTGTCGAGCACGATGGAGGCGGTGCCGGCGTCGAATTGGCTCTGCTCGGAGTCGCGGCCACGAGAGACCGAGAACGAGCGCAGGTCGCTGTTGTCGACCTCGATCCAGGTCGGCGTCGAGTCGGAGACATCGTCGGTCGAGTAGCGGGCACGCACGATCGGTGCGAGACCCTGCCCGGTCAGCGTGGTCGTGCTCGTGACCTGCGAGGTCGAGGTCTTGAGGGCTGGCCCAGTGGTGGCGGCCATCTAGGCCACGCGGACCATCATGAACTCGGGCGAGTAGTTGGTCTGCGAGTTGACGTTTAGGTTGCCACCACTGTTCTGCAAAGCCACAAGCTCCACATAGTCATTGACGGCCAGCGAATAGTCAGTGCTCACATGCACTTGATTGGCTCCTGCGACACCGGCGTTGATTGTGTGAAAGCCGATGATGGTAACGCCGTTGAGACGAATGTAGAGTTCCCGAATTCCGGTCGTATTGGCTGCGAACTCGGCATTCCCCTTGATCGAGTAGATACCGGCATAGAGAGCGGTCAGACGAGAGTTGTTCGTAACCGTGTCGTGCTGTGTCGAAGCAACGCCGCCAGCCTGGTCGTAACGCTCCGAGTTGAAAGCGAGCGCGAGCGCCACACTGGTAGTGGTCGCCTGCGCGGCGTTGTGAAAGACGCGCACCGCTGGAGCCAGCGACGAATCGAGGATGCCTTCCTCGATCACGCCCATCCGAGCCGCGCTGAGCGGGTTCGCGCCGTTGTTGTCGATCCACGTCTGTTTCGTGTACGGGATGACGATCGCCATCTATGCGCCCCCGAACGCCAAACGACCGTTACGTCTCGAATACACCTGAGCCTTGCCGCGCATCTGGTCGAACACGACACGGGCGACCTCTTCCGGGCCGACCTGGACGATGACCGTGTCGCCTCCGCCGCCCGGCCCGACGACGCGCTCCGGGCTCCCAGTGTTGTTCACCGCGAGACTCACACCTGTCGGGAGCCAGCCGCCCTTGTCGTATCCGCTGATCGAGTAGTGGACGGGATCGGCGCGGCCGAGCCGGTTGTAGAGCCGCTCGAACGCTGGTGCGTGGCGCATGATCCGCCCGAACGCGCCGTAGTCGGTCACATCGACCGCCGCCCCGCGTTCGTGGCTCGAGGTGCCCGGCTTCGCCGCGAGCGGGCCACCATGCAGGTACCGCTCATACAGCGCCTTCTGCTCCGCATAGGAGCGGTACCCGGACGTGACGCGGCCATGCCAGCCACTCTGGCGCGCGAAGTGCAACGCCTCCACCACCTGGGGCATTAGATGGCCGAACCCTTCAAAGCTGCTGGCTGGCGCTGGGCCGCCACGCACCGGCAGACCTGTTCCGACCTGCTGTCCTGAGCCGCTCGAGCCGCCCTGAAACGGGTTCAAGTGCGACAGCGCATCCTTGGCCATGCCGACGACGGCGTGCTCGAGCACACCCGCCATCGAGCCGACCCCGTCGATGAAGCCCTGGATCGAGTGTTGCCCGATCTTGTAGAAGACCGTCGACGGGGAGGAGATGCCGAGTGCGCCTTTGACCCAGTCGATCACCTTCCCGAACAGGCCGGTGACGGCGTCCTTGACCATTTTCCATTCGGCTTTGAAGGCGTCCGCCATCCGGCCCGGCAGACTCTTGAAGAAGTCCACGATCCAGCCGCCGAGCTCCGTGAAAGCGTTCTTGACGGTCTCATATCCGGACCGGAAGGCGCCAGCGATCTGGCCTGGGAGCTGGGTGAAGATGCGGATCAGCGTGTCGCGGTGCTTGATGATCTCGGCGACAGCGAACCCGATCGGTCCGAGCAGGATGCCCGCGATCAGCGTCCAGTGCGCCTTGATCCAGTCCAGGGCCGCGGAGAGTGCGCCCTTGATCGCGTCGAGCGCGGTGAAGAAGATGTCCTTGATCTTGTCCCAGTGCTTGATCACCTCGTAGGTGATCGCGATCAGTACCGGGATGAGCAGCGCGATGCCTGCGGTGGCCGCGATCCAGAAGGCGCTCATCGAGGCGGCGGCGATCGTGCCGGCGACTGAGAGAGCCATGAGGGCGAGCGCGAACCCGGCGAGCGCTATCACCAGGATCTTCGTGACCGTCGTGTGCTTCGCCAGGAAGCCGAGCAGATCGGACAGTTTCGTCGTCACCGCGACGATCGCTGGCAGCAACGCCTTGCCGAGATTCTCCTGCAACGCTTCGAGCTGGGCGTGGAACTTTTCCATCCCGCCGGCCGCAGTATCCGCGAACGCTTTCGCTTGTCCCTTCGTCTTGTCGGTGACCGCAGCGATCACCGCGGCGCTCGTCGCCATCTTGTCCTGCAACTTCGCGTGCGCCTCACGTTGCCGACCAAGCACAGTCGTCAGATCGACGCCCGACCGTTTCAGGGCGTCGTAGTGCGTCGTCACCGCCGGGACCGTGATGCCCAGCTGTTTGACAGCGCGCTGTGACCCGGCCATCGCCATCGACAGCATCTTCGACGCACTCGCCAGATCGACGTGTTTGAAGCGGGCGATATCCTCAGCCACCCCCATCAAGTGAATCGCCTTCGTGTGGTTGTGAGTGGCGACCTCAAGCGAGCCAAGCGAGTCGCGCAAATCCGTGTTCATGAAGCCGAGCTTCCGCCCAGACGCTTCCGCCGTGTCGATCTGGCCCGAATATCTTTTGGCCGACTCACCCGACGCCTTGAACGCAGCCTCGAGACGCGCCGTCGACGTCTCAGCGCCCATCGCCGCCTTCACCGACTTCTCGAGCCCGTAGGCGAGACCGCCAGCAATCGCGAGACCGGCAATCCCGGCGACGTGGCCCACCTTTTGCATCCGCCCCTCAGACCGCGTCATCGCCGAGTCGAACTGAGCCGTGTTCGCGGAAAGGATCGCCTCAAGACGAGCTACGACCGCCATTTAGTTCCTCCGCGCCTCACGCGCCCGCTCCGCGGCGTCCTCAGCCTCGTGGTACATATTCGCCGCCCGTAGCCAAAACACTGGCGTCTCCTCTACGTCGGCAACAGGGATTCCGAGGGTGCTGGCGAGCCGGAAATAGCCGCTCCATTCGGGGGCGGCGGCGGCGTAACTGTGGAGTCCGTGGACGGACCCGGTGACGGCTCGCTTGAGGCTTCCCCCTCCGCCCTCGAAGGCAACGAGACGGTCGCTTCCATCATCGCCATCAGATGCGGGATCGGGAACAACGCCAACACGTCGACGCTGATCTCGGCTGGCGCCTCCGCGATCGTCAGGTTCCAGTCGACCAGGATCTCGGCCATCGCTTTCGCGATTGCGTTCACGTCCTGCTCCTCCAGCAGCCGCTGCTGCTCACCGAACCAGCGCGGCGTCACCTTGTTCGCATCGAACGAAAACTCCAGCCTCTCGGCGTCGAAGTCGACGCTCGTGGTGAGGATCTTCGGGGCGAGGACGCGTTCTAGTGCAGGCATAGCTGCGCCTCCTTTCGTAGGTGATGCCGCAGGCGCAGACACGCTCGGCATTGCCGTCTTCCGTCAGGCGTTAGATAGGTGTTCTCACGGTTGAGCTCGTGACCACGCAAGCAATGCGTCTGCCGCGCTTGCCGTGCGGTAATGCCTTCTCCGCGAAGAGTGTTCTCCCGATGTGTAACTGGTTCGAGATGATCGGGATTTACGCAGTTGCGGTTGCGACAGAGGTGGTCGATGGTCAGGCCCTCAGGAATCGGGCCGACGAATAGTTCATACGCGAACCTGTGAGCCAATACCAGTTCTCCCTCAGCCGAGAACCGGCCATAGCCTTGGCCGTGCTTGGCGCCAGTCCATTCCCAGCATCCAGGCCCACGCTTCACCCGAGACAAGAAACGAGTCTCAGGATCGGGCATCGATGTCCTCCTGGGAAAGCGTGACGTGCCCGTCCGGGGCGACCACTGGCTTCTGCTCCATCACGACTTTGACCTTGTGCTCAGGCCAACCCATGTCCGGGGTTGACTCGACCTTCGCTTCCTTCTTCTCGTCAGCCATCGGTGTTGCCTCCCGTGTGGAAGTAGACGATCTGTCGCCGCGTGTTCACGCCCCGAGCTCGCCAGCTCATAGCGCCGCAGTCTTGTTCTGGTAGCCCACCTTGAGGTACTGGCCCGAACCCCAGGCCGCGTCATACACCGCATCGAACGTGTAGGTCACGGCCTTGATCCCGTCGTTGTCGGTCGGCCCCGCGATCCCGGTGATCTTCCCGGCCATGTCGATCTGCATCTGGTAGAAGGCCGTCGCCGCACCCGCCAGCACCGTCGAGACAGCCTCGAGCCGGATGTATTGGGTCGTGCCGGCGCGAGCGGTGACGAGCGGAGCCATGCCCGCCGTGTCCGCTTCGACCGTCAACTCGATCTGACAGGTCGGCAGCGTCTCGACGTGGGAGACATACGAGGTGTTGGCGGAGTTGATCGGCCAGACGGCGTTGCGGGCGTTGTTGTAACGCCAGACCGCGTTGAAGTCGCGGGTCAGCTTCGTCGTCCCGATCGCGCCGGAGGTCGCGTTCAGGTAGACGTTGAGGTGGGTCGGCAGGATCGGCTGGTCCTCGATCGCGGTCGGGCCAGCCGTCAACGTGATGTTGTCCTGAATCGCCTGGCCGAGCGCCGTGCCGCCCGTCACCTTCACACCGTCGGTACGGTTGAACGTCATCTCGAGATCGGTGAATAGGAGATAGGTCGCCTTCTGCGCCCTGGTCGCCGACCCCGTCTCAACGGTGTACGTTTTGATGGTGTCTTCGGTGCGGCCGGTGGGGATAAACGTCCACAGTTTCGCGCTCGTGTCGACCGTGCTCGGTGTGACGTTCGCGAGCAGGCCGCAGAACGGGTAGATCATCTCGGAGTAGGAGCCGACATCGGAGCTCACGGCCCAGCTGGTGTAGTCCATGCCGGGTGCGACACCGGATGCGGCCTTCTGGCCGATCGGGACCATCGTGTTGAAGTTGCCGCCCCAGAACGTCGGTGCGAGGCTCAGGTAGTTCAGGAGCTTCGTCGCGGTGACGCCCGTGCCTGGGGTGGTTTCGGGGCCGATCTGTATTCCGTTGAAGAGACTGGAGACTTCGGGCATTCGCGCGCTCCTCTGCTTGCTTGGAGTGTTCTTCGGCTAGAGCGATTCGCGTCTAGCCGGGAATGGGACTAGACTGATCCCATGAGCGAACCTGCCGCGCAGAGACGCGAACTGCTCTGCGAGCGGTGCGACCGCGAGCATCCTGTCTGGTTCGCGCCGAACGCGGTCTGGAACGCCGTCGTCCGTCCCAACCCCGACCAAGGCGATGAGTTCGCGTTCCTCTGCCCGCTGTGCTTCATCGTGCTCGCGGAAGAGCGGGGCATGGTGCCTTCGGGCTGGATGGTCGCACCCGCTGATTCTGTGACCACAACGATGAGTTGGAGGCTTGATGCAGCGGCCTGAGAAGGACATTGCCGCGCAGACCCGTGAGTCGGGGACGTTCTCCGATGGCCGCGTCTACACCCTCGTTCGTTGGAACGGCTCAAACGACTGTGGGGTCTGCTACTTCGAGGAGGATGAAATCTCGCGCACCGTGAGCATCGACACCTGGAACCACAGTGCGGAGTCCGCCCAGCTTACGGTCGAGCAAGCGCGATCGCTTGCAGCGTTTCTGATGCAGTTTTGCGAGGCCAAGTGAAGAAGCCGTCTGAGCGCACAGACCTCCATGTGCGCATATCCGAGAGTCTGGCCGCCCGGTTACGACAAGCAGCGCAGGAGAACGGGCGGACGCTCAACGCCGAGATCGTGCAGCGGTTGCGGCTCAGCTTCGAGGGTTACAGCAGGCTCTAGAGCGCGTGCGCGCGCACCCGATACATGCCGCCACAGTGCATGATCAGGCTCCCGTCCGCGACCGGCTGCTCATCAATGTAGGACGACTCGCGGAAGCAGTCAACGCTGACCGTCGTCGACGTTTCGCTGTGCTTGTGCAGGAGCACGTCGAGCCGGTCGGCGATCTGCTGTGAGAGCGTCCAGTCTTGCTGGCCTGAGCCGACCCAGTGGACGGCACCGCGGACGAGGAAGAGTAGGTCGTCCCAGACGCGGTAGAGGCCGACCGTGTAGAGGTCGCTGGCGTCTTGGCGGTCGATCTTGACGACGGGTAGCGGCTGCGTTTTTGGGACGCTGTGAATCCAGACGCCGTTGACGAGTGAGCCGAGTGTGGTGTCGGCGGCGAGGTATGCCTGGAGCCAGGTTTGGGCTGCGATCTCTTCGTTCAGGATCGTGCTCATGCTTTAGACTCCTGACAGCGGCGTGGCCTGCACGCGGTAAGAGCTCTTCGGCTAACCGGGATGCGTGCTGCACCGGGCGGGAGAGTCGCCACGCCGCTCGCGCTCACAGTGTCGCCTTCTTCCAGCGGCCGGCGCTCTTCTTGCGGATCGTGCCCTCGAGCTCGCGACCCATGAATGCGACGAAGACCTTGTTCGCTTTCCGTGCCGCCGGCCCCATGAACGGCATCGCCGGAAGCGCGACCGTCCCGTACTCGAAGAAGCGGACCCACCACGGATCGTCACCCCACTTCTCCGAGTGTCCCGTCGCGAAGATTTTGGCCGACTGGAAGCCGAGCCGTTCCTTGCCGACACCGATGGAGAGGTTGTAGCCGCGAGTGGCCGCATAGTCGTCGGCCTTCTGCTGTGCGAGCGTTTGGGCGGTTTCCATCCAGAGTTCGCGGGCTTCTTGGACGGCTTCGTAGGCGGCTTCGTTGACGGGTTTGAACTGGTAGCGGACCTCCATTTTTGCTGCCTTAGGCATCAGCCGGCCGCCTTTGCAACGCCGGCCACTTTGCCGCCGCAGATGTCGACGAACCCGTCGGTGCCATTGCTGTGGACGCGGTCGATGCGGACGTAGGCGCGGCTCGGGTCGCCGTGGCCGCAGCAGGCATTGACGACGACACCGAGGAGATCCTTGAAGCAGGCGTCGACCTCGACGCCGTCCACGATGATCGGCGTCTCGAGGCCGCAGTGTGGGCAGACGCTCATCAGGCCGCCTGAGCCGACGGTGAGCCGCAGACTTTCCGGGCATGGTGTTTCGCCTTGTGGCTGTGCTGCTTCTGTTTGCGGTGATGCACTTTGCTCTTGTGCGACGCCTGGGCGGGCTTGCCGGCGGCAGCCTTCGCGGTCTTCTTGTGCGACTTCTGAACATGCGCAGCACGCGGCGCCTTCGGAGCTTTCGCGGAACGGATGACGCGGCAGGCTTTAGCCATCGCGGAAGGTCGCCCACCCGTTCGGGAAGATGCGCCGCATCGCGCGCACCGACAGCAGATCCTGTAAGCGGTGGATTGCCGCGTAGAACTCGTCGGCCTCCTGGGGATGCTGACGCTCGAGCGCTTCGAAGGCGTCGACCGCGTCGCAGAGGCAGTCCATCAGTTCGCCTTCTTCGTCGGTGAGCCCGTCATCTCTCAACCGACCAGCTCGTCCCGGTAAGACAACGCCACGTCCATCGCGGCGCCCGGCAACGCATCATCCTTGGCCGCACCGGACGAAGCCGAAGCGGCCAGATCCTCCTTGTACTGCTCCACGTCCCTGTCCATCGTCGAGACGACAGCGTCAAGGACAGCCTGCCGAACGTTGCCCGGCACAGACGGGAACCCCCACACACCGGTCACTTCAACAACGTACGGGTACCAGGAGGACCAGAACCGCGTTACGTTCTGGGTGAAGCGGAGCGTCCTGATCGGCTCCCACGTTCGCCGCACCCTCGGAAGCGAGATCACATCCGACAAGGATGGGGTTTGGATCAGGTTGCCGAGCTCGTCGAGGATTCTGACTTGGGTGAAGCTGGTCAGGTCGCCGACCCGGATCTCGCGCCGCCAGATCGCCACCTCGTCGATGTCGAAGGTGCGGACGAGCGGGTTCGTGCCGAACACTTTGAATTCGCGTTCGGCTTCTTCGGCGAAGCGGGCGGACATGTCGTTGATGACCCTGACGAGGTTGAGATCATCCGAGGTATCGATGTTCAGGTTGCGTAGCCAGGCTTTGGTTTCGGAGAGGCTGACGAGCGCGTAGGTTGCGATGCCAGCGTCGAGGGTGAACTCGTCCGGGTCGACGATCGCCTGCTGCTGCTCGGTCGCCGCCGCGGCCCCGGTGCCTTCGAACTTGACGTACCAGTAGCCGGATGCGTTGAGGGTGATGCCAGGGTTGAGTTTGAAGATCCCGGTCGCGGTCTTCGCCACCGGAGTCGAAGCGCTGTTCAGTGTGGAGACGAGCACGTTGTTCAGCAGTACCGTTTCGACGCCGGCCGCGTCCTGTTGGCGGACGGTGAGGTTGGTCGGGTCGGTGTTGACGGAGGCGACGGTGAAGGTGGCCTGGGGTACCCAGATGTCGCCTACGTCGTAATGGGTGATCTTCGCCACTGTCTTGTTCTTCGGCTAGGGGGTCAGGTCGCGAACGGTGACCTGGGCGCCTGTGCTGTCCTGTGTGCTCACCTGGGCGCCGCTAGTGTCCGTCACCGCCACTGTCGCCCCGGTGCCCTCCTGGACGCTTACGGACGCGCCGGGGCTATCTACAAGGCCGACCGCCATGAGGATGCTGTCGATCACCGAGACGGCTGCGGCGACAACCGCCACACCCGGCCCCACGAAGGCAGTGACGAGGGAGGCCGCGAGGGAGACGGTCGCGGTCAAAGTCTTGGTGATCTTCTTCGCTACGGTCGCGGTTGCGGCGACTGTGATGGTTAGCGGCTTGCTGGTCTGACGGACCATTGACGCTGTCACGGCCACACTTGTCGCGGTAAGCACTCGAATGAACACGCGGATCGCGGAGAGCGAAGCCGTGACAACGACGTTGGTGGCGCGCAGCGTCTTGTTGGTCTGACGTACCAGGGTCGCGGTCGCGGCGACCGTGGTGGCGGTTAGTGGCTTCCCAGCCTGCCGGATCAGGCTGCCGCTGACGACGACGGTGGTCGCGGTGAGCGCACGCAGGAATACGCGGATCGCGGCAAGGGTCGCAGTCACGACCACAGCGGTCGCTGTCAGCGTCTTCGCGGTTTGGCGTTGGACGGTTGCCGTCGCCAGCACCGACGTGGCGGTCAGCGTCCGCTTCCACGCGAGGCTCCAGGCCAGCGTCGCCGTAGCCGCGACAGCTGTGGCGGTCAGCAGCTTGTTTGTCTGGCGGATCATCGTCGCAGTCACGACCACGGACGTTGCGGTGAGGGTGCGAAGGAACGCTCTCGAGGCGACCAGGGTCGCGGTGACGATGACGGTTGTGGCGGTGACCTTCTTGTTCGTCTGACGGACAAGGTTTGCGGTAGCTGCGACCGCTGTCGCCGTCAACGGTTTTCCCACCTGCCGCACGAGGGTCGCGGTGACCACCACGGCCGTCGCGGTCAGCACACGAATGAACACTCGGAGCGCTTGAAGGGTCGCCGTTACGGCTACTGCGGTCGCGGTCACGATCTTCGCTGTCTGCCGGACAAGGGTCGCGGTGGCCACCACGCTGGTCGCCGTCAACGCTTTCAGGGTCAGGTTCACGACCGGGACTGTCGCCGCGACGGTGGCGGAGAGGATCTTGTTCGTCTGCCGCACCAGGGTCGCGGTGACGACGACGACATCCGCCGTCAGCGATTGCAAGTTCAGGATCGCGGTGAGTCCGCCGGAATGAGGCTGCTGGATTTGCGGGCCAGGCCCAGGAAGGAAGAGAGGCACTAGTTCATCGCGTAGAAGAGGCACCACTGAGTCGTCCACGACCCGGCGACGCTCAGGGTCTTGCAGATGTTCAAGGTCTGGTTGACGGCGTGGTCGAATGCGGCCGAGGTGCCGCCGAAGGTCACGTCCAGGCCGCTGTTGGCGGTGGCGGCCACCCCGCCCGACTGGAAGATGCCGGTGCCTTTGATCGTGGCGTTGTTGCCGCCGGGGTCGCCGGTGGTGAGCACGGTCAAGACGAAACGCATCCACCAGGGACCGGACAGTGACGTAGCGGGGACGGTCTGCGCAATGGAGGCGCCGAGAGCGGTGCCGGTCGTGCCGCTCGTCGTGCTGATGAACGGGGTAATCGTCAGAGCTCCGGTTGCGCCGGTCGTGATCAGTCCGCCAGCCTCGAGCACGTACACCTTCCCAGGTCGAGGGTCGTAGGCGGGGATGACGAAGTAGCGCAACGAGTTGGAGACGATGTTCGTGATCGCCGTTGCGGCGTTCGCTGCGAGAGGGTCGGTGATCGCCGGCTCGGTGAGTAGGCCACCGTCTTGGAGGTATTGGCGCGCCATCTAGATTCCTTTCGTCCGCTGCATGAATGGGATCGCTTTGAACGGGCGGGCCATCTGCTGCGGAATCCTTGTGACTTGTTCGACTGTGATCAGGAGCGGCGCAGTCAGCATCTATGCGGCCCACACTTCATAGGCAAAACCGCCCCAAGCATTGGCGCCGGTCGCGTTGTCGGGGCCGCCGTAGCTGATGTTGTAGCCCGCCGTGCCGACAGTCTCCACGCCCCAGGCGGCGTCCCAGGTGAAACTCGTATTGCCAGCCAACCCTGTAACGAGGAAGGACGCGTCGATCACGTAGTGGTCAGTCGCCAGGGCTGAGCCGGCCTGGGTGCTCGTGTTGTGGATCGCCTGCCGGCCTCTGACCGTGGCGCCGTCGAGGATGCCGAGATGGATCGCGCCGGTTGCGCCGGTGGTCCCTTGGAACAGGGTGCGCATCCGGACGAGGACGTTGCCGGTCGCTGTCGTTGTGAACGTCAGACGCAGGTTGGTGGTGTCGAACGCGGTCATCGCCTGCAAGGTGGAGATCGCCTTGTTGGTGACGGCCGTCCCGGGATCGTAGAGCGTCCCGGCGAGCAAGTTGGTTGTCTCCCAGACCTCGAAGCAGTAGCCGCCCCAGGCGTCGTTCGCGGTGGCGTTGTCCGGGCCGCCGTATCCGATCGTCGACGACGCGACGACCACCTGTGTCGCGACGGCGGCGTCCCAGGTAAGCGCAGCGCCTGGTGTGAGACCTGTGACGACGGCTAACGCCTCGAACGGCTGAAACGCGGTGGCGGTGGTTCCTGTCTTGGGCCGAAACGGCGCCACCCGTGCCCGTACCGTCGACGCTTCCAGAACACCGCAGAGCACCATTGGCGTCGAGGTGCCACCTCTGATGTTGCCGCGCTGCCGGACGAGCACGTTCCCGTTCGCTGGAGCGCTGAACGTCAGACGCAGATTCGTGGTGTCGAGCGCCGTCATCGCTGTCAGCGTCGACAACGCAGCCGTGGCAGCAGTCGCCGGGTCATACGTTTTGCCCGCCAGCAGCGCCATCTAGGTTGCGCCTCCGACCGCGCCCACGTTCGTCACCGCCGTAGCCGCAAAACTCTCCCAGCCCGCATAGGTGGTCGCGTCCACGCCGCCGCGCGCATCCCCGATGTTCACCTGGTTACGGTCGACCTCCCAGTCGGCGTTGTTCGAACTGATCCACTGGTCGAACTGCTGCACCCCACAGAGAACGTGGCGGCCGGCGGACCCGGTCGGCGTATGCGGATACGAGACCGAGCCGATGTTCGTGTACCAGTTCGCCTTCCGCGACGCTGAGCCGCTGTCGTACAGGCCGCCGGTCTCCCAGATCACGATCGGCTTCGCGCCGCCGTACTCGTTCATGATCGACGGCTGGCCGCTGTTGTAACCAAGCGTCGTGTAGTTGAACAACTCGTCGAACTCAGCCCAGCCCGTGTGCATCGGCGACGAGTTGCCGCCGTTGATGCCGTGGTTGTAACGGTCGATCCCGACCCAGTCCACATAGGCGTCGCCGGGATAGGTGGCGAGCAGCTGGGTGCGGCCGGTGAAGCCGACCGTGTTGTTGCGGTTCGCGAGCTCGGACGGACACCAACAGAACCCGACATTGGTTGCGCCGGCTGTGCGCATGTAGTTGACGATGTACCGCCAGCCCGCGATCCAGTCCGACGCGATCGTTGCCAGCTGCGGCGCCGTGTTGCTCGAGTCGCCGGTGAAATACGGCTGGAGGTTCTGGCTGTTCTGTTCACGCCAGAACCGCCAGATGATCCGGTGGCCGAAATTGATGAACCGCGTCGCCACTGTGGCGAGCGTGCTGTCGTGCAGACCCGCAGCCATGTCCGCTGGGGTGAACGCGACCCCGGCTGTGTCGCAGGGGTGGTAGGTGACGCAGGGGATCGAGCCGAGCCCGTGAATCCAGGTTTCGCTGGTGGTGCCGTAGGTGTCGCCGGTGGCGAGGTTCGCCGCGTCGAGCTTGTACCCGATCAGATCGAAGATCGACCGGCCTGAGTCGGTCAGCCGCTGCTGCACCAGCGTCCGGTTCTGGGCGGCGCTGTTGCCGTCCGCGGCGGACCACATGCCGAACAGGAACCCGCCGGTGTTGGGGAGCACGTTGTTCGCTCCAAGCGGACCCGTGTAGTAGGAGGCCGGGAACCCAGACACCACCCCGGTCTGCGCCGCCGGGTTCGTCATCGTCACTTGGTAAGTCGACATCTATACGGGCACGACGTTGTTGTTGCCGAGCGGCCCGGAGAAGTAGGAGGGCGGATACCCGCCCACCGGCGGCGCCGTTGTTGTGGGTGCCGTCGTGGCGGTCGTAGTTGTCGTGTGTCTGTGTCTTAGCCCGGCAGCCGGCGCGAGCAGGTATGCGGCACCGGTGCCCGCCGCGGCAAGACCCGCCGCCTCAAGAAACCTCCTGCGGGTCAGACGTTCCTGCTCCTCCGCGGTCATCTATGCGAATACCGCCTTGAACGTGAACTGGATCGAATCGCCGCTCGACAACGCGATACCGGCGAAATCGCCTTTCACGAACAGGTTCCCACCGGAGGCGGCGTCGAACAGACCGGCCACGGTGACGGTGCCTGCACCCGTCGCGGTACGGGTGCCGACCACCTGATAGGTGTCGTTGGTGACCGTCGTCGTGACGCGCGTCGAGGTGCCAAGCGTATGGTCGGTGCCCGCCGACGTTGACAGATCGACGAGCTTCTCGACGGTGGTCGGACCAAGACCTGTGTCGGTGACCAGCGCTGTGGTCTGGGTGCCGGTCCCCCAACCGATATTGAGCGGCTCGGTGCCGGCGCCTTTGATCCGGTTCGTAATGATGTCGCGGCCTGCGTTGACGACGACGGTAGCCACTTAGCCCTCCTTTGCGTCCAGGAGCTCGAGGGCGAGGCCCGCGGCCTCCTCTGCGAGATTCGCGGCCGTCTTCGCGTCCGCCTGTTTCGGGTTCAGCGCGTAGCCCTGCGCGATTGTCTGGATCTGCTCGAGCCGCGCCCGGAGCGTCTTCTTCTTAGCTGCGGCCATATGTGAGTCTCCACCAGAGTCGCCGAAACGGATTCGTGCTCCAATAGCTAACGACGCCGAGATCCTCAACGCTGCCGTCGGCACGGATCACGACCGCCTCGATTGACGCCTCCTTCAGCTGCGACGTTGCGGCGAGTTCACCCATCGTCGCGCTTCTCCCCCGGTGCCGCGGTGGCGCGCTCGAGCCCGAACTTGACGTAGTCCTTCGGCTCGGCAGGGTCGAAGAAGTTCATGCGGCCTTTGAGGATCTTGTGGCCGGGAGCGACGAGGTCGCCCTTGTCGACCCCGATGATCTCGCCGTCGACCATGCACGAGAAGGACTGGTTGGCGATGTACAGGTCGGGCTTCTTCGCTGCTGCTCTCTTCGCGGGCATCTGGCGTCTCCTATCGTTTCTTGTCCTGTTGCTGCTGCTGGCTGACGAGCGCCCCGACGGTCTTCGGTTGGGCGTTGGGCTGAGGGTGATAGACACCCTGGTCAGACGGTTGCAGCTTCTTGATCGGAGCAGCCATCTACTTGCCCGGCACCGGGATCGTCGGGGTGCCCTTGCCGTCGGTCGGCGCGATCTTCATACCCGCCGGCGCCGTCTCAGGCGGCGGCGACTTCTGCGGGCCGATCTTGATGTTCTTGCTCGGTGCCATCGGTTCTCCTTTGGGTGGGGGAGACTCCGAGTGCGGCCTCGAAGCCTCCCCACCACTTTCGGTCTAGGTGGTCCCCGTCATCGCTACGAACGCGGATGCGGAAAGCACCTTCGAGGTGTTCCTCCACCACGCGTACAAGCCCTGCTGGCCGGTGGGCAGGTTCCCCTGCGACGCACCGAACAGGAAGGGGATGCTCTGGATGTTCATCCCGAGCCTGTCCAGGATCAGGAAGTAGTTGAAGTCGCCGATCACCATGATCTTGGTGGCGTTGACGACCGTGGCCTGCATCGCCGACGCCTCCCATGCTGAGCGGCCGATCAGGGTCGCCCCGGTGTTGCCGGGAGTCGGTGACTGGGTGACGAGCCCCTGCGAGACGTACAACCAGAGGGCTGCGCCGCCCGCCGTGTCGATCGCACGGATGACGTTGTAGATGCCGCGGTTGGCGACGATCGACGACCGTGCCCTGAACCGCGGCGGTAGCGCCGCCTCCATCGCGTAGACGTTGGCTGCCGTCACCGTCAGGCCGGTGGCTGCCGCCGAGGTGGCGGTCGTACCGGTCACGAAGCCCTGCGGGTTGACGGTCGTACCGGCGCCGGTCACGAACGCTGCGCCTTCCTCGTCGTCCTTCGCGTCCTGGAGGAGCGTCGCGAACTCAGTCTCGAGGTTCGTCCAGTCCTCTGCGACCTCGACCGAGAACGGCACGAAGCAGTGCGCCTTGGTCACGGTCGCGGTCGGCTGGACGAGCGTCGGTGCGTTGTCGGTTGCCGCCGCCGCCTCAAGTGCGCGCGCCGCGCTGACCGCCGGCGAACTGACACCGTTCCAGGTGTTCGAGCCGGTGATCGACACGACCCTGGAGATTGCGCGGGCCGGGTTCACGACCGAGTTGGAGGTCGGGATGATCGTCGGGTCGAGAGTCACCGGGACCGGAAGACCACCCGTGCCGCTGAGGGCGAGAGCGCGCTGCTCGTCGCTCGAGAGCGGGCTCTGGGTCATCGCCTTGCCGAACGCGCGACGGTAGATCGGGCTGCCGTGCTCGAGGATGTAGCGGGCCGTCTGGCCCGGCACGACCTCGTGCGTGGTCTCGATCAGCCGCTCGATGTGGCCCGGCACGTCCTTCTTGACCGTCGCCGGATGCGGATAGGTCGCCTTCTCCGCGAACCGCAGCACGCGGTCGCGAAGCTCTGAGCGCTGCCCCAGCGGCGACTCCGATGTCGCCCTGACCGTGGTCAGGTCGTAGATGTCGTCGCCGCGGACCGCGCCCGGCCGCTGGATCTGGAACGTCGCCCCGTCACCCGACTCGGTCGAACCGTTCCCGTTGCCGTTCGATGCGGTCGACGTGATCTCCTCGTTGCGGACCTCCAGCTCCTTCTTCAGCGGCAAGAGCACCTCGTCGCGTTCCTCGAGCAGCGCGTTCCACTCCTCGCGCGCCTCCTCGGGAAACGCCTGCCCCGCGAACTCCTTGTCGAGCTCTGCGCGACGAGTGTTGATCTCTCCCACCCGTTCGTCGATCTGATCGATGGTCATCTGAGTCGCCACCGTGGTTCCACCTCCTTCTTGCCTGTGTAGAGAGGGGCCACTACTTCCGCGCGGCGTCCACGGATCGGGTGGGAAGTCCCGGCGCGATCTCTTGGAGGTGCACTCGCATCGGCTGCCCTCTTTGTGGCCGATGCCATTTCGTCGTCCTCCGGAGGTTCGTCCTCCGAAATCTCGTAAGCCTGAAGCTCGTGGAGCGTCTGGATGACAGCCTCCATCCTCGCCTGGTCGCCAGGCTCGTCTTCGATGTAGCTGCCGGCGAGCGCGATCATCTGCGCTAGGCGGTCAAGGTCTTCGCTGTCGACCTTGTCGGCCAGCATCCGGTCGGTCAGTGAGCGGAGCCCTGCCGTCGCGCCCTGGTAGGCCGGGAAGGTGACGGGGCCGAACTCGACCATCCGCACCTCTTTGATCGTCCGCTCGGGCAGAGCGTCCGGGTTATGGTCGGAGCGCTTCGCTTTGCGGTCCCAGTTCTCCCGCAAGACCTCGAAGCGGTAGGAGGATCCGTACGCGCCCGCATCGAGGCCGGGGATCAGTTCCCTGTTGTAGACCGTATCGAACATCGGCACCGCATAGTCGACGGTGCGCTCGTTCGCTTCAAGCGAAGCGATCACTCCGAGCGGCTTGTCGCCAATCTGCGGATCTTGGCCGTGCTGGAAAAGGACGCGCATCTTGTCGCGGTTCTCGCTGATCGTCTTGTCGAAGGCGCCAGGAGCGTTCCGCTCCATGAAGTGGCCTTCGGAGTACGAGTCGATCTCGCTCCACTCGTCAAAGACCGCCAGCGAGCCGACCAGCGTCGGCATCCCTTCGTCCTCTGATCGAAGCTCGTAGCCGTGCGGCAGCGCACGAAACTCGGGCTTCGCCTTGCCGTTCTCTCTCATGGTCTTGTTCTTCGGCTACGGATTCGCGGAGTCGCCGTTCGCGCTCACTGGCGCAGGCTCGGCGGATGCCACAGCGCCGCCGACGAGTGAACCCTTGCCCTCTCCGACCGCCCCGATCGGGGTCAGCTGCACCGACAGCATCCCGGTGTGCGCGAGCTCGCTCCATTCCGGGTTGACGGTCGCCACAACCGCGTCCGGCTCGAAGCCGGCGGTGATCAGTGAGTGGATCGTGGCCGCCCGGATCTGGTCGATCTCGGCCTCGTCGCGGGCGTTCTCGTGCAAGGCCGGGATGTCTCGGTCGTCGTACCAGAGATCAGCGCCAGGAGGGACGGTGATGATGGTCGCCAGCGACCCGGCGGCGTTCCGCCACAGCGGCCGCATGGTCAGGTCGACGAAGCGGCGCATCGCAAGCTGATAGTTCGAGTACGTCGCCGACGCCAGGCCCTCCGAGAACCCGGCGATCACCGGCGGCACTTCGGCGGCGGCCGCGATTCGGGTCTCGCCGGCGCCCTGCGTGACCTTGAACTCAAGCTGCTGAAAGTTGGCTCCGACCACGGTCGCGTCCGCGCCCGAGGTGAGGAACAGCGTCTTGTAGGCGTTGTCGATCCCCTCGTGCTTGGCCTTGAACGTCGCGATCAGCGAGTCGAACGCGTCTTTGCGTACGCCTTCGGGAACCTTCACGACCATGTTCGGGGTGGCCGCGTTGTTGAAGAAACGCTCCTTGTGCGTGGTTGCCGCCCCGTCCGCCATCACTTCGCGGATCACTGGCGTCAGCCAGGACATCCCCTTGTAGTTCGCCTCGGGGTCGGGGTTCGGTGCGAAGTGCGCAACCTCGTCGGCGCCGAACGGGATCGGATCCAGGCCGGAGCTTCGTCCTTCGGGCCAGTAGGCGTATCCGAGCTTGTCCAGACGGCGCAACGGGCTGGTCTCGTTCAGCGCAAGCACGATGTCGACCCAGTCCGGCCGCAACACCTGGAGACGGTCGCCGCGGTTGATCACGAAACTGTTGCCGGCAAGGTCCGCCTGCTGGATCATCCGCGCCAGCAAGTCCCCTGTCGTGCCGCCAGGCCACGGCACCTCGAGCGGCCCCAGCGCAGTCGTCCCGAACAGCTTGCCGCGGCGGCCGCCACTCATCGCGCTGAACTGGAACCGAGCCTCCGAGAACAGCCGCATCCTGACCGCCATACAGGTGTAGATCGGCCCATTGTTTTTGTAGACGCCACGGATGTAGCCGGCGAAGCTGGGATCCACCGATTCGGGCTTGTTCGGCGGCATCGTCTGCGACGGGACGAGATTGGCGCTGACGCCGCCGTACAGGAACTGGGTTGCGTTCAGGTACTCGCTGACCGACATGGTCGGAAACGCGCGCTGCTCCCAGAAGCGAAGATTCACGCCACGGCCTCCTTCGTGATCCGGAGACCAGGACTGAGAATGAGGACATTGTGCTCAGGGAACTCGCTCTTCAACTCAGTCATGAGACGGTCAACAAGCTCCGGGGTGAAACGGGCTGGCTCCTCGATCGAGACGACTATGCGGTCGCCGGGCTCGAGATGAAGCGACTCGACGCGGCCCGTGATCTTCAAGTCGACGGTCACGCCATCGCCGCCAAGGGGACGTCCGCGAACTCGTTCATGTGCTGGGCACGCCAGACCGCGAGCGCCATCGCCGGCACCGCGTCGATCGGCATCCGCGGATCGATCTTCCGCACCCGACGCAACTCGGAACCGAAGCCGCGCTCCACCCCCGTGTTCGCGACATGTGAACGGATCACCGGGTCGCCCGTGTGCCGCAGCTGACCCTCGGACGCGAGGTTGAACAGCGCCTGTAGAGCGTCCCGCATCGCCTTTGACGAAGGCTCGACCGGGAAGATGCACCGCTCAGCCAGACGCGCGTCGACGATCTCCATCGACCGCTCGAGGTAGCGCGGATCGTAGGCGGCCTCCTCGACCTGGAACTCGTCGAAGCGATCGAGGATGAACGCCTCCACATCGTCGAAGTCGATCTTGCCGCTGTCGTGAAAAACGTGCGCCTCGATGTCCTTGCGCACACTGAACACCCTGGCCTCAACGGTGACGATTCCTTCATCGTCGCAGTCGGCCCAGGCGATCACCGTCGTGTCCCAGGTACGCGAACCGTCACCACCCAGACAGACGAACGAGCCAGCCTTGATCGGTTCCCCGGTCGCGAGCGCGTCCCAGTCGCGAAGGTCGAGGAATGGATCCTTGCCCTCGTCGAGCGTGGGGATGTTGCAAGTCATCCGCCGCCAGTGCGACTCCGTCATCGTCGGGTCGGCGAGCTTCTCGGCGAGCGACTGCCGCGTAATCGACTTGAGCGGATTCGCCGCCTTGACCGCGACCGCATCGAGGATGTCTGCCTCCGACCGCACAGCCCAGTCATGAAGAACGACCTTGTCGGTGGCGTAGCGGATGAACGCGCCATGCTTGTCGACCTTGCTGGCCTCCGCCTTGATCTTGTCGCGGGTCGTCTCGAACTCATGGCCCGGCTCTCCCGCGGTCGAGATCACGATCAGCTTCGCACCCTGCACCGAACCCCAGCCCGAAAAGACGTCGCGCACAAAAGCCCGCTGGAACGGCTCCAGCGTGACGAACTCGCCACTGTCAAGCACAAGCGTCTTGCACCAGGCGTCAAAGTGCTTCAGCGTGAACGGCAACCTGCCGGTCCGCTTGTTCAGCTTCCCACGCCACGTCCGATGTAACGCCAGATCCTTGTGGCGATGGAGCTCGTCCAAGAACCCGAACGGCCACGGAATCACACCATCCGCGGCACCAGCATCAGCCGCATGAACCTCGATCTGGCCAACAGTCTCGCCACGCTTCGTATCCCCCGGCCGGCGCAAATGGATCTGCCGATAGCCGTCAAAACACTCGAACCAAAAACCCTCATCATCCGGCTGATGGAGCCCCGACCTGGACACGAAACCCTTCATCTGCCGATACATGATCCGCGCCTGATCCCGCGTCGACGCCGCAACCGGGATCGACGCCTCACCACCAAACCTCAACCCATACAAGCCGAGCGCCGCCAGCAGCGTCGTCTTGCCGTTCCCCTCCGGCAACACCAGCCACAACACCTGAGGCTCAGCCATCGACCCGCGAGAGTGAGTTTCGCGAAAACCTGGTCATGGGTATTTCAGCGGCGGGTTCACGATGCTTGCCCACCCCCCCACGGTCACGTTTGCTCGAGTTGCATGGACGGCAGAGAACGCGGAGGTTGTGTGATGCGTTGGTACCGCCTTTGGAGAGCGGGACGATGTGGTCGAGGGTGAGGTCGCTCGTGCTACCGCAGTGGGCGCAGCGTGGTGAGCGTGCGATGAGGCGTCGGCTAAGTCGAGCCCATGCTGAGGTGTAGCCGCGTTGGGTGGGTGTGCCGCGTCTTCGTTCTGTGTTGGGGCAGCGGCCTTGGTGGTGGGTGTTGCAGTGGGTGCAGTAGCGGAGCACGAGTTGTTCTTCGGCTAGCGCTCTGCTTAGTTCGTCAAGCGGGGTTCTTCTGGAGCCACCTCTTGCGAATGCCCTCGACTTCCTCGCCGGACATTTTCCCGGGGAACGTGAGGATCATCGTGGGCTTGAGTAGTTCGTTGATCGCGTTCTGGTAGGTGCGCCAAGCGGCGACCTCGGATACCGGCATGTCGAGTTGAGCGAGCGTGGTGCCCTTGTCACAGATCGTGATCTTGACGTGCAGCGTCTTGGGTGCCGGTGTTGGCGTGTCGGTCATTGGTCTCCAATCCGAGCAGTGAGTTCGCTACGCAGCTGCTCTTGTCTGAGGCGGATGGTGCGCAGGGGGAGGTGGAGGATGATTGCGATTTCGCGTTCGGTGAAGCCCAAGTAGATCCTGAAGCTCACTTCCTTCAGTGTCCAGAGGCTCGATGGTGTGAGGGTGTTCGGGTCGATTGTCGAGGGTGGTGAAGGTGGGTGGTGTCCGTTCGTGGATGCGGTCTTTGAAGACCCAGCGTGTGCGGTAGTTGCCGCGTTTCCAGTCGACGATGAAGCGGTTAAGGCGGGCGCCGGCGGTGTGGCTAAAGGTGCCGAGCTCAGGGTTGTATTTGCCGTTTTGGCTGAGTTCCCAGATGAATGTGATGCAGTCGGCGAGGAGGTCTTCGTGGTCGAGGTAGCCGTATTCGGTGAGGCCGCTGCGTTGGATGGCGTGGTCGGCGAAGGCTTCGACGTCGCGGATGTCATGGAGTGTGAGCCTTTGTTGGAGCACGCTTTGAGGGTAGGGGGCGGGGTGGATAGCGTGAGATGTAGGTGCCGGCTGGGTGGTTGTGGAGTTGGTCGGGTGTGAGTTGGCGTATTTGGCGGCGGGTCTCTTGGTAGTCGGCGGGGGTGAGGAGGGCGAGGGTGCGGAGCCAGTCGGCGTTGTCGGTGAGGAGTGTGGGTTGGGGTGGGTCGTGGTCGCGGGCGTGGTGGAGGTGGGGCATGGCTTAGAAGGGGATGTCGTCGTCGGGTCTTGGTGGTCGTGTGACTGGGTCCGGGGCTGGTGGTTCCCCGTAGGGGAAGCCACCGCCAGGGTCCCGGTCGAGGGTCTCAGTCAGGGTCTCGGTCGGGTCCTGGTCGTACCTGGTCGCCAAACCCGCATGGTTATGCGTAGTGGTTTGGGACCCAGTCGGGACCTGGTCGTCGTGTTGGTTCGTGTACCTAGTCGGGTCCCGGTCAGCTGAATCTTGGGCCTCTCGGTAGGGGTGAATGGCCTCGACGAGTTTGGCCCCACGAGCTCCGTCGATGGAGCGGAAGTAGTGCTCGCGGACGAGTGTGTCGATGGCGATTCGCGCGTATTTTCGGTTGCCTCCGACAGCGTCTAGGACGGTGTTACGGCTGACCGGTTCGGAGCAGCTTTCGACGAAGATGGAGGCGCGTTCCATCTTGCCTGTGGGCCGGAAGACGTCAGGATGAATCTCAGTTTCGTGTTCGACTCGTTCCCATGCTCCGAAGGTGCCCGCACCGATCGTCATTTCCCAGCGGCCGGAGTTGCCGAAGCGGCTGTCGGTGATCTCGAGGCGTATGCGGCCGACGTTGTCGAGCCCGAACTTCTCTACGGTTTCGAGGACGAACAGGATCTCGTTCAGGTCACCTTTGCTGCTGGCGCCGCGGCCGCGTCTTGGCTCGTTGTGGCCGGTGTTGTCGAGGATGAGGGTGGCGATCGAGACTTGGAATAGTGGGTCGATAAGGGCGGCCATGAAGTCGGCGTAGTCGTCGGACGAGTTTTCTTCGAGGCCGAGGTCCGAGAGATACATGCGTTGTGAGTCAAAGATGACGAGGTCGCTGCCGGCGCATAGGGCTGCGAGGTCGGCGTGGTCGTCTTTGTGGAAGCGTGGGAACTCGTAGTAGTGAAGGCTGTGCGCGAGTGTTTCTTGGGCTTCATTGTCGAGTTCGCGGCCCTGGATAATCGCCTCGAGTCGTGAGGCGTAGAGGTCTGCGCCATTCTCGCGGTCAAAGATTGTGGTGTGGCTGCCGGCGAGTGCCATGTCCACGATGTGGACGAGCGCGGCGATGGATTTGCCGACTTTCTTGGGTGCTGCCCAGTGGTGTCGTTTGCCTCGGCGGAGCATGTATTCCGAGGCAGGCAGGTAGTCGGCCGGCGGGACGCCATTGCGAATCCTGTCGAGGAGGTTGACGCGGCGGTCGTGGACGCGCTCGATGAAGCTGCCCGGCAGGGCGCCGTTTGGCGCTGTCTCTAGGTCGTTGTCAGCGTCGAGAAGGGCGCGCAGGGTGGCTTCGTCGTCTTGTGGGAACAGGTCAGCCATCGCCTCGGTCATCGCTTGGCGAAGACCCAGTCATCGTCCACGCTGGACCATCGCGCCTTGAGTTCTCCACTGAGGCAAAGGCCGACCATGGCTGCCTCGATAAGAGCGCTTTCACAGAACGAGCAGAACGCTTGGACTTCGCCGGTTGATAGTCCGCGCGGGTGTTCGCCCTCGAGGACGGCGGAGACGAGCGCCTGGTAATCGTCTGTGTCTAGTTCTGGAAGCCGGGCTAGGACCGCGGCAGCCTTGCTCATGGCGTCTCCAGTCCGAGTAGGTGTTGGAGTTTGCGGTGGCGCGCGTCGATGAGGCGGATCGCCTCCGCTACCGCACCTTCGTCGCCCGGAGCCGTGGCCGCTGCGAGGGCAGCGGCGGTCGGCTCGAGCATCAGCACCAACCACTCGACATGGCCGGCGGCGCGCTCTGCGATGTGGTCGCCTGGGTAGCGGCGGCGTAGCCGGCCGATGTCGGCTGCTAGTTCGTTGAGTCGTTGTGTTTGTGCCTCTGCCACTTGCCCGCGTCCTTGTCCTCGGAGTTCGCCGTGTCGCCGTCTGTCGGCCCTTACGGTTGGTCAACTCGGGCTACGGGGGCATGGCGTCAGCGAGCCCGGCCGACTCGTCGACGACGCACCGGAACCGTGGCTCGGCGGCTTCGTCGATGCGGCCTACACCCGCCATCCAGCACGACTGAGGCGCATAGCTTGTGAGCTCCGTCCTCAGCAGTGGCCGCCCGTCCAGGCCTTTGCCGAACGTCCAGCGTTTGCTGAGGATCGTCGCGATCTCATCAAGATCACTCGGAATCCATAGGTACGCTTCGGCGCCTGCGCCGGCGAGTGCGTCGAGCCATTCCTTCTGGGCCGGGGTTGGCTTGCCCTTGTCGCGCTTCAGTTCGGCGAAGATGATGCGGTCGCGGACGAGGACGCGATCCGGGAATCCGGACTGGCTGCCCTTGCTGCGGAGGGTGTGGTAGCAGAGGCGCCAGCCGAGGATAGGTGCCAGGCCTTTCTTGCTTCCGAATAGGAGGGCGTCCCATTCGCGCTCGAGCATGTCGTCGAGGAGGGGAGACGCGGCAGCCCGATCCTCAGCGCGGGAGCGCGGCGCGGAGGCTGCTACCCCCGCGCCGCCGTCACCAGGAGAAAGGACAGACTGGTGTTGCTCACCGCCCGGCGTAGCACCGCCGGAACCAACGATCTCAACCTGAACACGACGACTCATAGCGGACTCCTCTCGGCAGTAGCGGCAGACTCGCCGTGCCCGGTCACGCGACCAAGCTCCTCAGCCACTCGCTCGCTCCGAACTTCTCCTCGAACTCGCGCACCCACTTCATCTGACGACGACGGCGCAGCAGGCCAGGACGCTCGGTGAGGATCGTGCGGGCGTAAGCCTGCTCCTCCATCCCGTGACCCTGCGCGGCACTCAACTCGTGGCCAGCTTCCATGCCTTCTCCTTGATGTAGACGAGGGCGTTGGCCGACCACCGCTCGATGATCGCCTCGTTGATTTCGCGCCACTCGCCGGTCGGCCCGTAGGCCCGCAGCGCCATCGCGTAGTCCACGGCCACGTCGTCGCGAGTGCAGGTCGGGTCGGCGATAGCGGCGAGCACGTCCGTCCGCCAGAAGTCATCGCTGATCGCGGCAGAGGTCATGCGACCACTTCCTTCCCACACTTCGGACACGGCTTCGGCTGGATGCCGAGCCGGTGAACGACCCGCCGACCCCGCCAGCCGCATGACGCCCACTGAGAGCAAGCGACTCCCAGCACAATCGGCCCTGCCGAGCGCAAAGGCGTCGTAGCGGCAGAATCGCTCACAGCCCCGCCCTGTCAGCGATCCAATCGACCGGCGCGAAGGCAGCCTCGGTTGCCCGGTCGAGCAAGTCCCCAGCTACCTCCATTCCCGATGCCATGCGATGACCAACGCTCGGACTGACGACGCCCACCGGAAGGGACGCGGCCCACACAATCTCAAGCGGAAGCAGGACTAGAAAGACCACAGGAAGTACGAGCAGCACGCCGATCACCATGCAGGCCATCGACGCGAGCAGCGCCAGCAGCTTCACTGGCAACAGAAGCAGCGAGCGGGTGTTGTCCCACCGGGTCGCGGCAGAACGGCTGTCAGTCATCCTCAGCCAGCTTTCTCAGCGTCTCTCCGTGCTCGCGGAGCACGCGATCAGCCACAACATCAAGCCACCCGTGCTCCTTCGCAAGCTCCTCGCCGCGCTCAATGTCAGCCGGTGCCACGTTCTGACCACCGTCGTAGAGTCCGTGCAGCTTGCGGCCAATGTCGAACGCCTCCCATGGCGGACGGCGAGTGCCGATGTAGCGAGCGCCGTTCGGCACCCACTCGCGGTACTGCATTGAGAGGTAGAACCGGCGCAGGAACCACGGCAGCGAGTCGATCAGCCAGTGCCACGGATCGCGGAAGCGATCGAGGCGCGGCCTCACGTCGGTCGTGTAGTCGAACCACGGCCGTCGCTGCGTCTGCGCGGCAGAGCGATCAGGCGAGCCCACGGCGAGCCTTCCACGAGTCCGTGCCGCCCGCGTCCTTCACGGCGGCACAGAGCTTGACGTACTCCCTGGTGCCGATGAGGTAGCCGGTCGCCTCGCACTTGGCGAGCACGGCCTCGGCAGCCTTCAAGAGCTGACCCTGCGCGGCAGACGACCTATCCACAACGCTTCTCCCATAGCTCGCAAGCCCACAGGAAGCCGAGCGTCCGCCAGTCGATCAGGAAGCGACGGAAGCCCTTGATCTCCGTGATGCTTCGTCCGCCAAAGAGCAGGCTAAGAACGAGATCCTGCGCGGCAGACTTCATACGGCCTTCCTGTCGGTCGTCTCCGCCGGGTCGTAGTGGCGCAGCAGCCGCCGGTTCACGGCGAGGATGTGCGCGACCTCCTCAGCGTGATACGGCGCGAACGTCGTCGCGCTCGGCGTGTCCGCACCCTGTAGAAGTTCGGTCGAGCGCCTGAGTGCGTCGAGCAGTGGAGCGTGACGGCGGCGGAACCACCAACCGCGCACCCTCGCGGCACTCGACTCGTTGCACTCAGGCATCGCGCACCGTCCACGGGATATTCGCGCGGTCGAGGATTTCCACGAAGGCGTCGATTCCGTCCTCGCCCTCGATGGGCCAATGCCACCGCTCGCCGTTGCTCGGGAGGGTGAAACTGACCACAACGCGCTTGGTCGCGGCAATCACGCTGCCACCGCCTTCTCAACGAGCCGCCACAGCCGCTCGTTCTCGCGCTCCAACCATTCGATGTACTGCTCCTGCGACGCGCGCCCTGCAGCACGGGAGCCGTTCAGCGCGGCATGAGCGTCGTCCAGCCGGATCAGGAACACGCCGCCCACCTTCTCCGCTGGGAGGCGTCCAGCCTTGATCCAGCGGCGCACCGTGCGCTCCGCGACGCCCAGAGCTTCACCGGTCTCGCGGGCGGAATAGCGCGTTGCCACAGGCCGCTGCTCGTCGTCGCTCCACTCGAAGCCCGGCGGAAACTCAGTAGCGGCAGGCTGATCGTGGCCGCTCATTCGCACCGCCACACGGGGAACGCCCCCGGCTCGTCCTTGCCGCACTCGACCCAATACATGCCGTCGTACATCACGGCTGCGGGGTCATCGGGCGCGTGCCGAGCGTGCCGCGAGTAGCACGACACCTCGATGTACGGGATGTCGGTGAACTTGGAGAAGTAGGTCATCGCCTGCGACCGCTTCGGGTAGTGCTCGCGGGCGAACCACGCCTGACCATCCTCGCTCCACGCACCCTCGCGCTCCATGAGCACGGGCTCGCTCGTCGCGGCAGACTGGTCGCGATTAATCGACCGTTGTCCGTCGTTACGAATACTCACTTCTCCAATTCCTCCATCCGCCGGCGAATGTCGATCGCCTTGGTGTGGACGTAGACCCGCTGCGTCGTCCGGAAGTCCGCGTGCCTCAGCAGGAAGCCGACGTCATCCATTGCGAGGCCACGGCGGCGCCATTCAGTGGCGTAGGTGTGCCGCGTGACGTGCATGTTCTTGTACGGGATGCCCGCGGCCTCGATCGAGCGCTTCCACCACATGTGCATCGAGGCGTCGACGAGCGCTCGATCGTGACAACGCCTTGGGTGGCCGCCTGGTCGGCAGTACCAGATGAAGTCGTCTTCGTTCAGCCCCTCGAGCAGGAAATACTCAGCGAGCCTGGTGACGAGCTTGTTCTCCATCGGCACCACGCCAGCCACGCCGCCCTTCGCGCCCTCGACGACATGGAGCTCCGCGTGTTCGAGGTCGACGCGCTTGACGCGGAGGTTGCGGGCTTCGGCCTTGCGTAGTCCGGTGCCAAGGAGAAGCGCCATGAGCGTCCCGTCCGGTTCCGGTAGCGAGCAGAGGATCTTGCACTCGGCGTCCGTGAAGACCTCGACTGGCGGATGCTGCGCCTGCTTGACCGTCGGCACATGCACCATCGGGTTGAACGGGATCCGCTTGGTGCGATAGGCCCAGCTGAAGAGGTTGTGGAAGCAGGAGCGCCGGATCTGGCGGCTGGCCGGCTTCGCCTCGTCGATGATCCCGATGATGTGCTCGTCGGTGAACTCCGGCAGCGTCAGCTCAGGCCAACGGGCGAGCAGCTTGTCGGAGGTGAGCCGGTAGCCCTTGATCGTGAGCGGACTGAACGCGCTCAGGCGCAGCCACTCGAGCCACTCATCGCGCACTTCGAGAGCAGTCGGCTCGACCTGACGACGCCTCCAAAACGGCCTCATTCCGGCGGCCCTTCATAAAACCCCTGGACCGAAGGGAATCCAAGCCTGTTACCGTGCGACTTGGACGAGAACGAGGGTTCGAATCCCTCCTTCTCCGTTGGCGGGTTGGATTCCAACGATTTGGGAGAATCCAAGTGGCTGGTGGACGCCAAATGATCCACTCTTGAGGCGCTGTTGCTCTCGCGCTCCGGGCTAGCACCGGAGTCAGCAGCCACTCCCCAGTTGAGGCCGCGTACCGTCTCCATGCTCCTGCGCCTGTCCAACCGGCGGAGGTACACCATCGTCGTCTCCACCCGCGAGTGGCCCATCAGCTGTTGCAGCGAGAAGAGGTGGTCTTCGCCTTTGGTCTCGAGGTAGAAGACCGCGAACGCGGCTCTTAGGGCGTGGACGGTGGTCTTTACTCCGGCGCGTTCTGCGACGCGGCGGATGAGGCGCCAGACGACGCGGTCGTCTCTGTCGCCTGGTCGCCGTTGGACGGCGTTGCCGGGAATCAGGTACGGGTCAGAAACGGCCTGAGTTCTGCGAGGGCGGCGCTTGCCCGCTTCGCTGCCCATCCGATCTGCTGCATCTTTGCTGTGAGTGTCACCGTGTGCGCTTGTATCGCGCGGATCTGGCGAAGCTGCTGGTTGTCCATCGTAGCTCCCATCGTATTCGTTGTAGACGCCTGCGAAGATCGCGGCGTCCAACACATCAGCCAGCGGATCGGCGACGGGCTTGACGATGACCTTGCCGCCCTTCTCCCGGAATCTGAGGGTTCTGGCGAACGGGTCATAGTCGCTCCTCCTGATCGTCGCCAACGCATGACGCCGAGCCCCGCTATAGACAGCCAGGCTGACGGCGATCTTCTCCTGCCACCCCTCCGCCGCCAACAACATCAGCTTCACGTCCTCGCTCGAGACCGACACGACGTTGTCGTTCTCGTAGGCGGGCGCGAGCTTCGGCCTACGAATCCGCTCAGCCGGATCCCTGGTGACGAGGTCTTCTTCGTGCAGCCACTTGAAGAAGCAGCGCACAATCGTGACCGCCTGCGCGATCGTCGCCGGCCTGTTCTCACCATGGCCCGTCTTGCGGTTCCGCTGGTACCCGTCAAGGAACACGCGCAGCATGGAGGCGGTGAGTTCTTCGACGTCGTGGTGCGGGTACGTGTCCGCGAGCTTGTGCAGGGTGCGCCTGTAGGAGGCGATGGTGCGTTGTGTGCGGCCTTGCCTCGCGAGCTCGCCGAGGTAGAGGTCCGCTGCCTGTGAGGTAGTCATGACGCGGACCCTGAAACTTGGCTCGTGCTCGGTCAAGGTTTCGGCGGCTACGGTCATGCGGTCACCCCACGCCGCAGACGCCAGCCGTTCCCCATTCGCGCCAGCTGCGACCGTCCCAGATGTAGGTGCGCCATGCGATGAAGGTCTGCTGTGCCGGTGTCGCCAGGTCGGCGCGTGTCGGCCAGCCGCGCAACGGGTGTGGGTGCGCGACATGGAACGCCCAGGTTCCGGGCAGGAATTGGTAGGCGCCGTAGTAGCCGTTGCCGGTGTTGGTGTGCCATTGGCCGCGCGATTCGTGGTAGCGGATGCAGGCGGCTTCGCGGACCCAGTAGGACGGGTAGCCGTGGTGATGGTGGTGCGGACTTGTTAGCGATATGACGAGTGCGAGCGTCCAACCTAGGATGCCTCAGCCGCTCCGTCAGGGGACATGGCCTCGCCGTTTCGGCGGCGTGCTTGGTGTCCGCCGTTCGTCCGGCGGTAGTCAGGATTTGCAGCGCGGTAGCGCTGTTTCGCTCTTGTCTGGCAGGCGCGACATGACTGATGGATGCCGCCCTCGCGAATCTCGCGGTGTCGCATACCGCGCGTGAAGTTCTCGGGCGATTGCCACCGCTCGCCATTCGCGCAGTCCAAATGGATGCAACGAACAGCAGCCAGGTTGCCTAACTCGTCGAATCGCAGCCGCTCGCGCAGTGCGTCACTGCGGCAGCGCGCGCACAGCATTCGCCCGTCAGGGTTGTGCTTCTTCTTTCCTCCGATGAGGCGCATTGCGGGACCGCCGCATTCCTCGCAGCTGCCCGTACGCCAGCGCTTGTTATACGCAAGCTCCCGTTCCTTCCACCCCGGAGAGATGACGCGATAGATTGCGTTCTTCGTCACGCCATATGCGGCTGCAAGGCTGGCGACGGATTCGCCCGCCGCATGGCGGCTGGCCGCTTCCTCGTGGTCGAACTTGCGCACATAGACGCGGTTCTTCTCGGCGCTGAAGGTAATGAGGCTCATGCGTCCTCGAGCGTCTGGGCTGCGCTCGGCGTTCCGTCCAAAGCGGTGTCTGCGATGTCCCACATCCGCATTCCGTATCCGTCCCCAACCGGAGTAGCCTGGATCCGTTTCAGCGCGTCGCGTAGCCGCTGACATTCGGCTTCCATCAGCCGGATGCGTTCCTCATAGAACGCGGGACTCGTCGTCCGATTGCTCATGCGTCCTCCACGTCGAGCACGCCAGTTGAGTGCGCTCGTTCACGGTTCAGCCGCGCTGCTTCCAGCCGGTCAATCTCTCGGCGCAGCTGGGCTTCGAGGTCACGGTCTCGGCGATGCCATGAGATCGACCACCACCACAACGTCAGTCGAACGTGCGTACCGAAGCCGCGCGAGACGACGAGAGAGAGCGCGCGGGTGTGCCAGTCGCGCTCACGCCGGGTGTGCCAGCGCTGGCTGCTCATTCGTCCGCGTCCCTCGACTGCCACTCGCACTCCTCGACGATGTCCGTGTAGACGAAGACGCAGAGAACGAGAAACGCTGAGAGGAGCACGATGGCGAGGGTGAGCGCCATCAGAACGGCACGATCTTGAACTCGCCGATGTAGCCGCCCTCAGCCCACTGTTTGAGGTCCGCCCCGAGGATGGAAAGCTGCGCCTCGCTCAACCCGTCCAGCGAATCGGCGTTCCAGTTCTTCTTGACGGTCGCGAGGATCTCGTCGGCGGTTTTCAGTTCGCCGCGTGCCTCGTCGGCTTCGACGGACATCTCCGTGATCCGCTTCCGCATCGCCGGCGCCTTGTCTTTCTTCGCCGTTGACTTCCGTTCGGGCTGCGGCATCTCCTCCGCTGGTGTCGGGTTGAACCCGGCCAGCTGCATCACGAACCCGAGCGGCTGACGTAGCGCCTTCGACGTCGCCCTGGTTTGCGCCATCGAGCGGAGTGCGTAGTCGTCGCGGTTCTTCCAGGTGTTCTCGCTGCGAAGGCACTCGGCTTCGGCGGCTCCGACGAGGTCTCCGGCACGGGTGCGCGCTTCGACCCGGGCTTCCCAGCCGTTCTCGAGTTTGCGTGTCCAGGTGCAGATGGGGAAGACGCCGAGCATTGAGCCGAGCAGCGTCCACCCTTCGACTTTGACGTGTTCGCTGGGGCCGATCGTGACGGCGAGTTTCTGCGACCGGATCACGTCGACCAATGGCCCGGCGGCGCGCTTGGCGGCTTCAACGACTTCGGCCGGGTCGGTGGTGCCGAAGAGTGTCGGCGTGACGTCCTGGCGCGCTGGCAGGTCGTCCTCGTAAACGACGATGGGCTCGAGCTCGGCGCTCATGCGGTCTCCCATTCCTGTAGTAGGTGGGGCGCGTACATAAGCGCCCATGCCCGGTGCGCCTTCGCAATCGCCAGCGTCAGTTCCCGGCTCAGTGGTTTGCTCGGCTCGGCGTCCCCGCCCCGCATCGGGGGTCTCTCATGCGTGCTTCCATCGCCGTCAGCAACGGGGGAATGCGGGATAGAGGACGCCGAGCCCAACAAACACACTGGGCATGGGCTGAACGGGGCGGGCTGCTCGCGGCCGCAGCGGCGGCAGATCATGTAGAGCTCCGATGCCAAGGGCCGCACCAGCGCCGGTGATGGAGCGGCACATGGCAGATCCGCCAGTAGCGGTTGCCCTGCTGGTCGTGGCCGGGCTGGCGGTAGGTGTAGGCGACGGTCGGCCTAACGCAGCCATGCCGCCCCGGACTACGAGGACAGATCGCGCCGGCCGTGCTTGTGAACGCCAGAGCCGCGAGAATCGCGACGAGCACCGCGGTAGCGGCGAAGCGAGTCATGCGACCGCCTCTTCCGGTTCAGGTTCGTCCTCTGTCTCGCCTTCGAAGAACCAGGAGACAGGCAGATCGGCGAGTTCGGCGATCTGGCGGACGTACCGGAGGCTGGGCTTGGTGACGCCGCGTTCCCAGCGGGAGATGGTGACGGGTTCGGGGTGACGGCCGGTGCGGCTTCGCAGCGCGACAGCGAGTTCGAACTGGGTTAGGCCGAGGTTGTCGCGTGCTTCGCGGATGCGGTCACCGACACTCACAGGCCTAGACAGTACTAGGCTCGGATGCTACTGTCAAATCTAGCCTAATGCCTAGTACAGACTCGGTATCGACAAAGACTAGACGCCTCAGGCAGCTTCTCCTGATGGCGCTGGGCCTAGAAGAGCTCGGCAAACGCATACACCAGGCGCGCGAGGAAGCCGGTCTAACTCAATCGCAGCTGGCTGATCGGCTGGGGCTTGGGCATCCACAATCGATCAGCCGCTACGAGCGCGGCTTGACCGAAGTGCCCTATAAACGGCTGGTGCGGATCGCGGAGGAGACGGGTAAGCCGCTCAGCTTCTTCCACCCGGATAGTCCGCCTGAGACGGTGGAGTCTGCACCACTCGCAGATCCGGCGACCTTGGCGCTGGCCGAACAGATCCTGGCTGAGCTTCGCGCTCTTCGAGTCGCCGTACAGCGTCTCGAAGGCCCGCCAACTCAAGCAGGCACGCCTCGAGAGCGTGGTGCGTCAGGTTGACGGTTCCGCACTCCGTCGTTCCTAGAGCGTCGGGGTCGCCCCTCCTCGTGAGCGGACAATAGTCCATCGGGACTGATCGCGGCTATGACCTATATGGGTTAGAGCGAGAAGACCTAACCCGCGATGACTTTGCCGTTGATGATGGCTGCGGCGTGCGCACCCCCGGCGAGCTCCAACGTCGTACACCGTTTCACATGGCGCAACCGGACCCAGGGCGTCCACAGGTTCCCGATGCCGGCACGCCACAGGTTGCCGCGCCGCTCGAGCCGGGCACGCACCGGCCTGGTCAGCCGCCACGGTTGGACGTGGCTTTTCGCGCCTGCGCCTCGGTTCCATTCGGCGTAGAGGAAGGCGTGACCCTTGGAGCCTGCGGCGACTCCTGCTTGGACCCAGCGGTGCGCGGTCGGTGTTTGGGCGCCGATCCAGACGGCTGCGGCGTCGGGTGAGGGTGCGACGGCCCAGGTGAGGGTGAGGACGACGGCGAGTTTGCAGCCCCAGTGCAGGCCGGGGTACAGGATTTGTACCGGCGGCACGAAGATCGGAGGCACGGTTACTTCCTGGGGTCAGCCCGCCCAGCGAGCGCACCGACCAGGACAACGAAGCCGACGCCGATGATCCGCTCGTCGATCGGTCGGCCCACGATCGTGATGATGGTGTAACTGACAACGACAAGCAGTAGCGCGGCGAAGAGTAGGAAGGCGTGGTCCTCGAACAGTTTCATGGCGCCTCCTTAGTGAGTGAGCACATAGACGACGATGCCGGTGAGCAACGGAACGAGCACGGAGGCAAGAGCGAGAGCGCCGAGCAGCTTCGACTGGAACGACTCCACGCGGCCGAACCTCGCGCTTGTCTCCTTCCCCACCGCATCCACCTTCTCGATGAGACTTGTGTGAGCGGTCAGGTACTCCGAGCGGGAGAGATAGTTGCCGCGCTCACCCTCGATCTGTGCGCGCAACTCGTTCGCCTTCTCGTCCCTGTACGCCTGGTTCTCCGCGACCAGGATGCGGGCCGTCTCGTCGGCGGTCTCCTTGATCTTGAGCGCCTTCTCCCGCTCAAGCGCGACCTCGGTGTAACGGCGATCGCGTTCCTCGAAGAAGCGGAAGATCCACAACGCGGCCGTGTCGTCTGAGTGGCGGAGCGCCTCGAAGTATTCGCGCAGACTGATGTCAGTGGCGCTCGAGGTGCCTGCCGCCGGGTCGGTGCTCTGGCTCGCACCCCCACCCTTCTCGTTCATTTGTGGTCGAACCCTCCGCGCTTCTTGATCCACTTGTAGAGCTTGCTGCCGACACGGATCCGCGCCCCCCAGAACGTCACGAAGCGCTTCGTCGGCTTCGGCTTCGGCGCTGGAGTAGGCGCCAGTTTCGCCTTGGCCGCGGTCAGCAGCTGCGACCACTTGTAAGCGCCCGGATCCCAGTGGCTGTTCTCCGGAATCTCGACGTGGCCGTACCAGCCCGCGACCTTGCCCCACTTGCCCGCGTGGCGAC